TGAATAAATCATAACATCGTTAAGATGAGCGAAAGAAGCCGGGCGCATACCGCTTGCCGTACCATCATGTACCTCAGAACCAAAGGCCCCGGTTGTTGCAGTAGGCGGAGCATCGGTAGCATCAAGCAAATCTCCATCTGACATCTGAGCAAAAAAATGTCTCTCAGTAATTTTCCCTTTTGAAAACTGATAGAGATTCAAGACCTTGTTCGTACTATCGGCAGTAGTGTGCTTTCTTGCCATTCCCTTTCTTTGACGATAGCCCGGATTGTCGGGACGCATATTTTGAACCATAGAAAAACGCCCCGCCTCAAGCAACGCTTTTTCCTGTTTCGTATATGCACCCCCACGAAAAGGAACAGTATTAAGATCGCTTAAACGCCGTAGTCCTTCCTTTTCCTTTTCTTTCTTAGTAGCCATATCTCTGCCTATTTTTTAGATTAACTTCCCATTTCCTTTTCTGAACATAAGGATTAAGGTCACGTGCTTCTCGCCGCACAAGATTATCGTATTGAACATAGAGAGCATCCCCAAATGAAGGCTCAGCGTCTCGATATTTATAAAGCCATGCCGCATATCTGATCACCGCTTCACAAAGATGCTGTCGATACGGATATACCCCATAGTCATTATAAACAGGCGGAGGTATTTTAACAAATTGAATATCTATGATATGCCCGGAAGTAGAGGGAGGCGGATCAAGAAAAATATCAAACCTTCCTTGTGGTTGAATGACATAAGTATCGTTCGAATCCCATTCATTATCCGTTCCACCAAACAATGCCGCGTATAGAGTGGTTGCGCTTTCGATTGAAAGAACCACACCACTACTGCTATCTGTCGTATTATGAATCACATCTCCCGGAAAAACATGATCAGTTGTGAGAAAAAGTCCTGAAGTGTCAGTAAGTAAGGCCCGCCCGCCCGAAGCCGAACCGTCACTCGTTGCAGTTCCAGTAACCTGAGAGTATAAGGTAGGTCTATTTCTTATTGAAAAACTTGACGGGATTAATTGGGTACTTACGTTCTCAATCTTGTAATACGAAGGAGTCCCTGAAGTCCCATTCCAACCCGTAGTCGTCAAGCCTTTGTCGGAATAAACTGTGATTGTGTCATCGGTATTTGTAGTTGTAGAAGCATCCCCAATAAACGCATACTCTACATTCCCGTCTGTATGCGTAACCGTGATTTGATAGAGTGCCGTTCCGGGAGCCGCGGTTTCCCAATCAGAAAAATCCTGTCCGATGTCCACGAAGGTAGTCGCGTTTCTCGTCAACGTACTTTGATTAACATCATACGTCTTAATCGAATCCCGGAAAATTAAATCTTCCATATCTTCGAAAAATATGAAAGTATTATTGGCTCCCGTAGAATACTTTATGAAATAACGCCCTTGCCGATTTGTCATAAATAGTTTAAGAAAATCAGGACGAAGGGCGTAACTTGCTTGATTCTCAACCGTAACTATCTGTTGGAGGCTTGTTATATTATGCAAACGCCTCGCACACTCTTTTGCTCCTTCCCACAAATAATCGTAGGAAGTGCGCTCATCTATCCAACTTCCCGTACTTTCTTCATCAAGAATTTGGCGAAGTCGCCGTAGCATATCTAAGCCATCCATAGAATCACCTATCCTTTAATTAATTCGGCAAGAGTCTTTTCCAACTTAAACGTTCCGGTATTTTGATCCTTTCTTAGTTTCTCTACATTAGTATTCTCTCCAAGAACCTTGCCGATTATCTTATAGGCACGCGAAGCATCGTTTCTTGAAATCTTACCGCCTGTTGCCTTAATGCCCATATTATGAAAAAACTTCTCTTTGCCTTTGATCGGGATAAGAGGTTCTGACATTCTTCTCGCCTCCTCATGCGCATCGGCAAAACCCTGTTTCATTTCAGTACGCGTAAACATAGAGTCGGAGATGTCCTTTGCCAAATCTTTATACACACCCCAAACCTCATCCCGTTCTTTATCATTCAGGCGGGGATAATTCTGTTCGATCTCCTGAATTCTTTTTTTATTCTTTTCAATATCCGCCGTTACATAAGGTACTTCTGAAGGAGGCACAAGGCCCTTTCTCAAAACCCTCTCTTGCTTCTCCGTCTCTTCGATCAATTCATCCAATTGAGTTGAGAAGTAAAAGGCAGGGTAGGTAGAAGTAATTGCTTCTCCCGCTTTCTTACCCTTTCTATCAGTCGCGCCAAAGAAGTTAATTTCATCTAAAATTTTTCCCATCTCTGTAAACCCTTTCCCCTCTAAGGAGGGGGGCGAGAAGTACTTTCTTCTTCCCTCTCGCCCGTTAAATTTAATTCAGCAAACCGATAATAGTATCGAGTTTACCATTTAATTCATCAAACGCGATTTTTAATTTACTCAAGTCAAGGTATTCGATGGTTACATATTTTTCACCATTACATACCGGACATGGATTAGTTTCAATAACCCCTCCTTCCGTGTCCGTATAATGTATTCCAACACCATTACACTTAAAGCAAACTCTTTGTATTTTTTCTTTAGCCATTTTTCACCGCCATAATTAAGCGGCAATCTCTTCAGCCACACCGCCAGTTGTGCCATCAGGTTGCTGTTGAATGTAAATATTTAAACTTGCGCCAGCAATAGCAGTAATATTAACACCGGCAGGATTGAGCAGAAGAACATCGCCATCAGTCTGTGCGGCGCTGAAATTAATACAATCTCCAATAGTACCGGTTGCAGTAATCGCGTTCCAGAAAACACAATTATCAAATATCATACGCCGTTCAACAGCAGTTGCACCCACGCCATAAACATGACAAGTCACGGCATGAACCGCCCTACGCAAGAAATGACACTTTTCAAACGTAACATCCCTTGCTACTTTTCCGGTAATCTGTTCTCTTGTCAGTAAAACGCAGGGGGTTTGGGCCGCCGCGCCACCTTTCAAGTTTGTGAGATCGCCAATCGTACATCGGTAATAAGTAGAAGTATCACCATTGCACAGCAATTCAGCGGCTCCAGCAGTTGTCAAATGCGTAGATTTATAAAACTCGCAATTATTCCACCGCGTATATTCACCACCATCAGCCACGGTATAGACAGACTGTGTTAAAGAGTTGCCGGAATCAAACTTAATGCCATTGAAAGAATTTCGCACGCCAGTAACTTTCAATAGAGCAATATCCAAAGTATCGGTAGTTACGCCCATCGTAACCCTTGCGCCCGCGCCCGAACCAAAAATAGGCATAGGCCCATTACAACCGAAAACATGAATACGGTTTTTCTCCCACGAAATCATAGCTGTTTCAGCCACACCGGAGTATCCATTAATCAAAATTGCATCATTCTGATTTGATGTAGCAGAAGCATACGCCTTACTCAATGTCTTGAAAGCAGTACCGGGGGTAAGGCCCCTGTTACTATCCGAACCGGCATTATAATCTACAAAATAGACATCGCCAAATTCACACCCTTGAAATCCAATAGGAACCGGGATGCCTGTTCTTTTAAATGTTCCCCATCCTGTTGCCATCTTTATCTCCTTATCGTATCGATCCCATCTGATCGAGTGACGTATAGAGGGGCGAGCCTACACCCGCCCCAATTAGAGTACCTGTTTACTTATGTAGGTAAGTTGTTAAAATCATTAAGAAACATTGTGGCCATACACCCACCGCCAATCGATGAAGCCATAGGAACACCGGAAATAAACGGCATGTTTAATGGCGTATGTTTCGAAATCAACAATATTCTTCAACTCCGGCGTAATACGATCCATCCAGATCAAGTCCTTTTTCATCTGAGACTTCCAGACCAAGAACCAATTGTTTGTATCGTAGTCATCCAACCGAAGGTAAGGAATAACTTCATACCGCCCGTAGTCCATGTTTTTATCCATAGCGGCAGTATCATACCCCATCGGCGTACCAACAATCTCATAGAAAGTGTCGGCAAGATTGTCCGGGCAAATTACAGCAAGATCATCGCCCATGTCGATTCTCTCACCAATATCATCCCGGAACTTTCTCATAAGCAGACGGGTAGCGGCAAGCGCGGTTTTTGAGGCCGCGGTTGTTCCGGCATTACTAAAACCGGAAGAAGTCGAAGCGCCGGATTTCGTGGCATGAGAACCACAAAGAGCAATACCTTCCTCACTTTCCATATAATCAAAAGCAGTAGAGAAGGCATTAGAGAAGGCGCGTACACCTTTCTTCTCTCGAACCCGGTGAGCGGAAGTCATAAGGCCGGAGGCCCTATTATCCAGAACGCTGTACTTCTTGTCGTCAATGAGCTTTCTTTCACTCTGAATACCACCCGCATATTCTTTATGCTCGATACGCGTATGAAAACCCGGCGCGATACCGAGATAAGAGAGCTTCCCATTAAATTCGGGAATATCGGGGGTACTGCCAATACCATAAAATTCCTCCCACGCGCTATCACTTGACACCATATTATAAAGCGTAGGAATCATAGATTTAAGGTCTTTATATTTGTTCTCCGACACCATTCGAAGCCTCTCGTCAAGGAGGCGTACAAATTGTGCAGAATCTAACGGACTTGCCATAACATTACCTCCTTATTAGGCGTTAGTGATGTAAGAGCCAAAATGACCCGCATCAAATCTAAATTCAACATACTCGTTACCGGCCTCTGCCAAATCCAACCGATAAACGAAAATTGACCACCGAGCAGTACCGGCAAGAACCGGCGCATCGGCAACGTCAATAAACATAGCCGTAGTAGCATCGAACATTACCGTAGAAGGCCCAAAAGCCCGAACAGGAGCGGCAACCCACGTACTGCCTATCTCCGTATCATTCCTTGTAGCCCTGTCCCACGTATGAACCGTGGTCGATGCACTATCGAGTGATCTATAAACACCCGCATTGTTTCCGCTTCGACAATAAATAGTAGCCGTATTGTCGGCAACGGAGGTAAAGTCAATTGCCCCGGTAGTAACAGCTACGCCACTCGTATTCCCCGCCGTTGCAGTAACAACAGTCGGAGCCGTACCAATAGCGGCTTTACGTAAGGGAGCGCGAAGAACCGTGCAAGGATCAATTACTGCTACTTTAACCATAGCAACAGGATCACCTTTTGCGTAAGGCCCTTCAACCCCAACATACTCAATAGAAGCCCCATCGTGCGGATCAGCCGCACCCGGATCAGTAATATACTCAGTCAAATAAGTAGAACTATAAAGCGGGTTTTTCCTATTTGTGCCTATACATACGCCAAGCGGGATGTCGTGATTTGTTACGTTAGCAACACCCGCCGCATCCGGCAGAACAATCACACCCTCATTGATCGCAGTATAGTCAACAGCTACAAGCCCACCGACATAGATGGTCGAGCCGTCAGTAATAGGAACCCAAATAGACTGAGGACTTCCTTGAACAATACTTATACCCGGAAAACCTTGTCCCATTTTTTAAATTCCTCCATTTAATTAATTAATAATCACCACGCCAATTCGGTGTGCCGCAAAAAGGACACCCACTATTGACCTCCGGCTTATAACGAACTCGACTCCACGTACCCCCTGCGGCTTCACATATTACTTGAGTCGCTCCCGCGGCCCCTTCACAATGATAAGCGGCAGTAGATAGATCGTCAGTCGTTTGGTTATAAGCGATAGGCTCAACTTGGGATCGTTCTTCGTCACCACCTAAAAAATCTCTTTCCACATCACAAACAAATCCGCAATTCCAACAGCGCCAGTATCTTTGACTATCAAGACCGTCAC